TACATTGCTTACAAACCAACCTTTCTAGAAATTAGTGACCCTAATCAGGGCGGTATATTATACCATATTTATCAAGATACGCTATTGTAAATAAAAGTAGCATTATCAGATTTACACTATGGCTCTTCACTAGAAAAGAAGCAGCAGAGAAAATGGGTGTGACTATACAAGCGGTTTACATGGCGATCAAGCAAGGTCGCCTTACAGCAATGGAAGATAACCAAGGAAATATTGTTATTAACAGCGACACTATGGTTGCAGAGTGGAATAAAAAGTCTGCTTTTAGGCAGATGAAGACGAATCCACAACCATCAGCACCCAAACGTAAACGATCTTCGGCTACATCAGACTTGATCCCAGAATATGAAGAAAGTAGAGCTAGAACAGAACATTTAAAAGCGGAGTTGCTTGAGTTAGAACGAAAAGAAAAAGAAGATAGTCTTGTACCTATGAAAGAAGTACAGCAGAAATGGACTGAAGTTATCACAACAGCTAGAACTAAATTGTTAGGAATATCATCTAAGGCAAAACAACGATTACCTGATTTAGATACAAACGCAGTTAGTTGTATAGATGACATTGTTAGAGAAGCACTAGAAGAATTATCTGTTGCATGAGCAATATTTTATCTTTAGAGCAAATAGCATTTGATAGTTTTAAGCCTCCTAAGAAGTTAAGTCTTAGTGATTGGGCAGATGAGTATGCTTATTTGTCAGCAGAAAGTTCAGCCGAGGGAGGCCGGTGGAAAACATTGCCATATCAGAAAGGAATGATGGATGCGATTACCAATCCTGATGTAGAGCAGATAACAATAATGAAATCTGCAAGGGTTGGATATTCTAAGATTTTGAATCATGTGATTGCATATCATATACACCAAGACCCATGCCCAATTATGGTTGTGCAACCAACTATTGAAGACGCAACTGGTTACTCTAAAGAAGAGATTGCACCGATGCTTCGTGACAGTAAATGTTTACATGGTCTTGTAAGTGATGCAAAAGCAAAAGATGGTCAGAATACACTTTTACAAAAACAATTTCCCGGAGGAACATTATCTTTGGTTGGTGCTAACTCACCAAGAGGATTTAGAAGAGTTAGTAGAAGAATAGTTTTGTTTGATGAGATAGATGGCTACCCTGCATCGGCTGGTACTGAGGGAGATCAGATAAAGCTAGGTATTAGAAGAACAGAATATTATTGGAATCGCAAAATCGTATCTGGCTCTACACCGACTGTAAAAGATTTTTCTCGTATAGAAAAAATGTTTTTACAAACTTGTCAAAATCGTTTTTATGTACCATGCCCGCATTGTGGTCATATGCAGTATTTAAGATGGGCGCAGTTTAAATGGGAAAATAACGATCCTGATACAGTTCACTATCAATGCGAGTCTTGTACAAGACCAATACCACATAATAAGAAAAGATGGATGGTAGAACGTGGTGAGTGGAGGGCAACAGCACCGGGAAAATCTAAGCACGTTGGGTTTCATATTTGGGCTGCATATTCATATTCACCAAATGCAAGTTGGTCTAATCTTGTAGAAGAATTTTTGCTAAGTAAAGATGATCCAGAACAACTAAAAACATGGATTAATACGATATTAGGAGAGACATGGGAAGATGAGTATCAGGCAAAGGTTGGCGCAGATGCGTTGATGATTAGAGCATCAGAAGCCACATATGAAAGAGCAAAACCGCCAGAAGAAGTTTTATTATTGACTGCTGGTATTGATACACAGGATGACAGATTAAGTTTGTCAGTTTTTGGTTTTGGTAGAGAAGAAGAAATGTTTTTAATAGATCGACAAGTTTTGTATGGCTCACCAGCTAGAGCAGATGTATGGAAACAGTTAGATGAAGTTTTGCTCGGTAAATTTAAGAACACAAAAGGAAAAGAATTAAAAATTGAAAGTGCTGCGATTGATACAGGTGGTCACTTCACACATGAGGTCTATCAGTACGTCAGAGAACGATCACATATTGGTTTGATTGGTATTAAAGGTATTGGTCAGAAAGGAAAACCAGCTTTAGGTAAGCCATCTAAAGTAGATATTAATTTTACAGGTAAAGCGTTAAAGAAAGGAGTGCAATTATTTCCTGTTGGGGTAGATGTTATAAAAACAACTCTTAGTAACAAGTTAAAAGACGCAAGTATAGGTCAAGGGTACATACATTTTTACCCGACAATCACACCAGATTATTTTCAAGAGCTAACAGCAGAAAAGCAAGTATTAAAGTATAAGAATGGTTATCAAGAGCGTGTTTGGGTAAAAAAAAGCAATGCTAGGAACGAAGCGTTAGATGAAATGGTCTATGCGTGGGCTGCATACCAAAGATTGCTGCAAAAATATGATCGAAGAACTATATATGACCAGTTTGAAAGAAAAATTAACCCTAATATGCCTCTAAAGGAGACTAAGGTAGACTTAAATCAAACTAAATCGGCTAAAAAGTCGAATTTTGTCGCTAATTGGTAAAAAAAAATGGCTATTCCACGAACTATTCGAGCAGGGGATTTTATCCAATGGAACATTCCAGCGAGTCAAGATTATTACGGAAACTCTATAAGCAGTCCAGATTGGTCGGTTGTTTACTATTTAAGAACAAATACAGGGCCAGTAGGAGCAACAGTTAATAGTTCTGCTTATAACGATGGATTTAAATTCACGATTGCAAGTAATGTAACAGCTACATTTACATCTGGTAATTGGTATTACCAAGCAGTTGCTAACAAGTCTGGGGCAGAAAAACAAACAATTTATACTGGATCGTTTGAGGTTTTAAAATCTTTAGAATATTCTGGTACTGCTTTAAATTACGATGGCAGATCTCAAGTAGAAAAAGATTTAGAAACAATACAAACAGCTATAAGAAATATTATTAGTGGCGGTGCAATACAGGAATATAAAATAGGAACACGAAATGCTAAAAAATATGAGTTGTCAGAGTTAATAATGTTAGAAGCGAGATACAAAGCAGAACTTGTTAGAGAAAAACAAGCAGAATTAATTGATAATGGTCTTGGCAATCCGAGAGCAACTTTTGTACGTTTTAACGAGGCATACTAATGGGAATACGATCTAACATTGCAACTGCTGTAAAAAGAGTGCTTGGTTTTGGTAGAAATGCCAATGCTTTAGGAAGTCTTAAAAGAGCATATCAAGGTGCATTAGTCTCAAGGCTTACTTCCGATTGGATGAGTAGCCAGTTAAGTGCCGATGCCGAAATAAGGAATAGTTTGCGTAAGCTAAGAGATAGATCAAGAGAATTAGTAAGAAACAATCCTTATGCTAGACAAGCAAAACGTACAACACAAATAAATATTGTCGGTACAGGAATGAAGTTTCAATCTCTTGTATTACAACAAAGAGGTGGCAAAAGAGATCAAAGAGTTAATACCTTGATTGAGGAAAAATGGGCAGAGTGGTCACAAGCTGATAGTTGTGATTGTGCTGGTAAATATAGTTTTCACGAATTTGAATGGTTAGCTGCTGGTGCATTATGTGAATCAGGAGAAGCAATCTTTAGGGTTGTAAAACAACAGTTTGGTGATTCAAAAGTACCTCTTGGATTACAACTGATTGAAAGTGATTTATTAGATGAAGAATATGATGGCAAGACACTCACCAAAGGTAATGAGTGGAGAAATGGTGTGGAAGTTGATAGTTGGGGTAGAGCGCAAAGATATGCAATTCTTAAAAAACATCCCGGAGATGCTTATTACTTAGATTATGCAAATAAACAAGCCTTACATATCTTTGTAAATGCTTCTGAGATCATACATTTGTTTATGCCAGAACGACCCGGCCAGAACAGAGGTGTGCCTTGGTTTCATAGTGTGATGAATGATATGCACCAATTACAAGGATATGAAGAAGCTGCTGTAATTCGAGCTAGGGCTGGTGCAAGTATCATGGGATTTATTCAAAACGATCAAGGTGAGTTGATTGGTGATGATGTACAAAATGCACAAAGAATACAAAACTTTGAGCCGGGTACATTTAGATATTTGATGCCAAATGAGACTGTTAATGTTCCTGATATTGATTACCCATCTCAACAATATGAGATGTTTGTAAAAAACAAAATTAGACGTTTTGCAACTGGTATAGGTTGCAGTTTTGAAACTATTAGTAAAGACTTTTCAGAAACTAACTATTCAAGTTCAAGACTTAGTTTGTTAGAAGACAGGCAGCATTGGAGCTTCTGTCAAAAGTACATGATTAAAAACTTTCATTTAAGAGTTTTTAAGATGTGGATAGAACTTGCAGTATTAACAGGAGAACTAGATTTTCCTGATTATTCTTCAAACTCTATGAGGTATTGCAAACCAAGATGGACTCCACCAGCACAACACTATGTCGATCCTTTAAAAGAAATAAAGGCTTATAGAGAAGCAGAACAAGCTGGATATATTAGTAAAGGTCAAGTAATAGCACAGACTAATGGTGGAGATTATGACGATATTGTGTCAGAAATCGCAAGAGAACAAGAAGTCGCTGAAGGGTTAGGAGTTACATTAGATAAAGATTTAGATTTAGAGGTAGAGATAGGACAGGAAGAACCTCCAACTCCACCACCTACTAGAGCTAAAAAAACACGCAAAAAGAAAGCTGATTAGTTATGGCAAATGTAAACGGAACTGATATAAACCTTATGCCTACTGATGGTATGAGGACAGAAGCTAAAAGATATAGAGAATGGAAAAAAGAAGGAGAAGGTGGTGGTACAGATGTTGCTAGAACAAGAGCAACACAAATATTAAGCGGAAACGAGCTATCAGCAGATACAGTTATTACAATGAACGCATGGTTCGCCCGACACGAATCAGATAAATCAGGGAAAGGCTTCCGTCAGGGGGAAGATGGCTATCCTAGTAATGGTAGAGTAGCTTGGGCTGCTTGGGGCGGTGATGCTGGACAAACTTGGTCTAGGTCAAAGTCTAATTCAATCAAAAAAGCAAGAGAACGCACTATGACTGAAGAAACAAAAACAGAACAAAGAGCCGAGCCTGATGGTTTGAGTGTCGGGGATTTTGTTCGTTGGAACTCTAGTGGAGGTACAGCTAGAGCAAAAATTGATCGTATCACTAGAGATGGATCAATAGATGTACCTGATAGTTCTTTTACTATTACTGGAACAGCAGAAGACCCTGCTGCACTTATTACTTTGTATCGAAATGGGGAGGCTACCGATAGAAAGGTCGGCCACAAATTTTCGACACTTACAAAAATTGCAGCGATTAGAAGTGTTGATGCTGGAGATAGACTTGAACGTAAAGAGGTTACGGACTTCAAAAATGTGAAATCACGCACATTTGAGTTTCCTTTCAGTTCTGAATATCCAGTAAAAAGATATTTTGGTAACGAAGTATTAAGCCATGAAGATGGTGCTGCTGATCTTAGTCGATTGAACGATGGCGGTGCAGTTCTCTTCAATCACAATATGGATAAACCCATAGGGGTAGTGGAGTCTGCCAGAATTGACTCAGAAACCAAACGAGGTTATGCGAAGATTCGTTTCTCAAGAAATAAGTTTGCATCTGAAGTTTTACAAGATGTGTCTGACGGAATACTCAGGGGTATAAGTTTTGGATATAGCATCAATGATATTGATGAGACAGAAGATGGTATGCTTGCTCGGTCATGGTCGGTACACGAATTATCGGTTGTAACTGTTCCGGCTGATCCAACAATCGGCTTCGGAAGGAGCTTGATTTCACCCTCACAAGGCAATAGTATTACTATGGAAGATAACTCCCCCATTGAGGAGATTAATTCTGCGGTTGAATCCGCATCACCCTCGGTTCGCACTATGGAAGAATCAACTAAAGAAACTGCGGTTGATACGGCTAATGAAGCCGTAGAGATCGACATCAAAGCCGAAGTACAACGTGCTATTGATGAAAATAATGCTCGTACAGCATCAATCACTTCTCTATGTCGTGAGTTCGGAAAGTATGGAGCAGAAGAGCTTACTGACTCACTTATTAAATCTAATAAGTCACCAGCAGAAGCCAAAGCAGCTATCCTCGATCTTGTGAAGAACAAGGCAGAGGCCGTAAATACACCAATCCGTTCTACTGACATGAGTACAAATGAAGTTGGCTTAGACCAAAAAGAAGTAAAGAGATTCTCATTCTTGAGAGCTTTAAATGCTTTAGCAAATCCTACAGATCGTCAAGCTCAAGAAGCAGCAGCTTTTGAGAGAGAGGTATCTGAGGAAGCTTCTAAGAGATATGACAAGCCTGCAAACGGCATCTTAGTTCCTAACGAAGTTTTAAAAAGAGACTTGAACGTAGGTACTGCAACTGCTGGTGGTAACTTAGTTCCAACAGAATTACTTGCTGGTTCATTTATTGACATTCTTCGTAAAAGAATGGCTGTGATGGCAACGAATCCGACCATGTTGACCGGACTTTCTGGTAACGTGAGCATCCCCAGAATGACATCTACATCAACTGCGTACTTTGTGGGTGAGTCTGGATCTCCAACAGAAAGTCAGCAAGCTTTCGATCAGGTCAACATGACACCTAAGACAGTTGGTGCATTTGTTGATTACTCAAGAAGATTATTGCTTCAGTCATCTATTGATGTAGAGACAATGATTAGAGATGATATTGCAAAGGTTATTGCTACTAAGCTTGATAACGCAGCAATCTATGGTTCTGGTAGTTCAAACGAGCCTCTTGGAATCAAAGATACAACTGGTGTAGGTACACAGACAATTAGTACATTTGGTACTTTCGCTGAGTACATCGGAATGGAAACAGACGTTGCAGCAGCAAACGCTGATGTAGCTAATATGTTCTACCTAATAAATGCTTCTGCTAGAGGTGCTTTGAAGTCAACTGAAAAAGCTTCAAACACAGCACAGTTCGTATTTGAGAACAATGAAATTAATGGCTATCCAGCTATTGTTTCTAATCAACTTGCAAACAACGATGTTCTCTTTGGAGACTTCTCACAGTTTGTGATTGGTATGTGGTCTGGTTTAGATCTAACAGTTGATCCTTATGCAAACGCAACTGCTGGTAGCGTAAGAATCATAGCTCTACAAGATGTAGACTTTGGTGTTAAG